GCATCGCGCCTGACCGCTTCCAAAACGATCTCGGTCGTCGTTTCACACTCGACGAACTCAGGAAACAGACGCCTTCGGCGTTCGATGAAGCAGGACTCTGATATGCCAAGCCAATTCCCTTCGACACAAATCTGGGCAGAAATGTCCGAGCTACTCGGCTGCGATGTGCCCACAATCAAGGCCGTCTTTGAGGTCGAGGCTGCGGGCAAATTCTACAACAGCAACGGGTCGATGGTTCGTCGTTTCGAACCGCATCATTTCCCGAAACGGTATTGGGGCGAACTCGGCTTCAATCCTGGCAACAAAGCGGCCTGGCGCGCATCGTTGCGCGTATCGACGTCCGCGCGTCGTCGCATGTTCGACATTGCCCAAGGTATCGACCCAGAGGCCGCAGCAGACGCGTCGTCATGGGGCGCTCCTCAGATCATGGGATTCAATGCGGAAACGTCCGGCTTCGCCTCAGCGCTCGAGATGGTCGATGCGTTCGAGCAAAGCGCCGACGAGCAGATCCGCGCGTTCGTTGCGTTCGTGATCGAGAACAACTTGGACACGCACCTGCGTTCTCAAAACTGGATCGCCTTCGCTGCTGGCTACAACGGCAATGGGCAGGCTGCGGTATACGGCGCGAAGATTGAATCCGCCTACCGTCGTCAATCAGGTGGGCGTCGATCATCGCCCCTGCTGTCGATGGGACGCAAAGGACAACCCGTTCGCGAGCTCCAACTGCAATTGAACGGATTGGGGTACGACGTTGAGGTGGACGGCGACTTCGGTGCTGGCACACGTCGCGCAGTTCGCGAATTCCAAGGCGACCACGGCTTGACCGTTGATGGCGTCGCAGGCGCGGCAACGATCCGGGAGCTTGCACGATTGCAGGAAGGCGATGAAGCAGCCCCTGAGATCGAAGCACCCGTTGCAGAGCGCGCGGCAACAGTCGCTGACCTGCGTCTGGACACTGTCGTCAAGTACGGCTCGTCTGTCCTCGGCGCTGGTGGTGTCACTGGCATGCTCGGCAACCTGAATGAACATTCCCAGACGATCCTCATCGGAGGCGTGGTCGTAGGGGCGCTGATCTTGGCCTCCCTCTTCCTGCTAAAGAAAAGGATTTAACCATGTTCAGTATCGTAGGCGTTTTGATGTGCGTTGGACATATGGCGGAGCCTGATATGTCTCGCTGCCGTTCGTTCGACGACACGGTAGGGCCGTTCGAAAGCCAGGTGGCGTGCATCGTGCGCCTGAAGGAAATCCAATCGACTTGGCCTCCCCTGTTCGCGCAAGCCACTGGCGTGCCTCAGGTGTCAATGTTCTACCCTTCATCGACATGCAAGCAGCCAGACGGCGAGCCAGCGTAGTACCTTTGTTCTTCTATAACCAAGTGGGTGTCAAGCGAATTGATCGCTAGACACTCGCTCGCGCCCGTCATAACATCGACCTAACCAGATAGGGAGTGCGGTTGATGGGTGGTAATTCGATGCGGAAACAAAGACAGCTAGAACGCAATTGGCAACCGCCGCAGATCGAAACCTTGACGCAGAGACAGGCAACCTATCTGGGGCTACTCAACGACCACGACTGCACGATTGCAGCGGGTCCTGCAGGCACAGGGAAAACCTATGTCGCATGTGCCTGGGCTGGATCACAGCTCAAGGCCAAAGAATTCCACCAACTCATCCTTGCACGTCCCAACGTCGGCGTGGGTCGCACGCTCGGGATGCTTCCTGGTCGCAAAGAGCAGAAGCTTGACCCGTGGGCGCGACCGCTCGTCGAGGCGCTGAAGTCGCAGATGGGATCGAAACGATACCAGGAGGCGCTGACGAAAGGCGAGATCAAGATCGAGGCTCTGGAGCACATCCGCGGCCTGACGTTCGACAACGCGGTGATGATCATCGACGAAGCGCAGAACACGTCGGTCGCTGAGATGAAGGCCTTCCTGACACGCATCGGACAGCATTCGTCCGTGATCATATCAGGCGACGAGTCACAGTCAGACATTCACTCGACACAGAACGGGATGGCTTGGGCGCTCCGTGCGGTCGAATGGGGCTTGGTACCTGATGTGGGGCACGTTCAATTCACCCACGACGACGTGGTGCGCTCTGAACTGTGCAAGCAATGGGGCCTCGCGTTCGACACGCTCGAACAGGAGCAACGTGCGCAAAGCGAAAAGGCTCCCGCATATCGCGGAAGCCTCCATGAATTGAAACGTGGTGAGTTGGTTTAGAACGGGATCTCGTCGTCAACATCACGCGCGGGCAGGACGTAGGCGCCAAATTCCTCGCTGTAAAGCTGCGCCTCGTGTTCGTCGGTCCAGTCGTCGCCAGCATAGTCATCCTCAGGATGCGGTTGAGGTGGGCCAGCATAGTGTGGGTTGCGTTCCCAAGTATCGAAAGGTGACAGGATCCAAGCCGCGTCGGTGCGATCCGCGCCGTGCGCGTCGGCGTATTGATTGAGCGCAGCAGCGTGGTATTCACCATCGGTCATAGCTTCCATTGCCAGAGCGTCGTCGCGTTCGCGTGAGTAAGAATAGGTCATATCAGTCTCCGTTGGTTGGTGCGGCGCCCGAAGGCGCCGCGGGTTGATTATTCCGCGACCAGGCGGATGTTATCGTTCGAGGCGCGTTCGATCACGTAGCGCGTTCCGTTGTAGATCACGGTGTCGCCGATGTGCGCGGCGGCAAGCGTTTCTTTCGCACGCTTCTCCGAGGTGAGGGACACGCCTTTGCCGTAGGCGTAGACTTCGCCAGCTTTGTTGCCCCAGGAGTCGTCTTTGTCGTAGACGCCCAAACCGAAGTGCTTGTGGAGCAGGCCGTGGGTGCGAGTCGGGAACGCAACAGCGACGCCGGCGGTCATTTCGCCAAGGTGACGTCCACCTTTGTCAACACATACCGGCTGGTCGGCGTTGTTCGAATGGATGTAGTCGAAGGCCGGGTAGGATACGATCTCGTAGCCGTTGCCCAGGTCGAGGATTTCTGCGTTGCGGAAGTCTTTCGTTGCGTTGGTCATTTTCTTTCTCCAGTTGTTGCGGGCGTCGATCATCGTCGCCTCACCACGATGTATAAGCGACTTATAGCACCTCGTCAACCGGTACCTAATAAATAATATAAGTCGCTTATAGCACGCGTCATAAGGCACTTGCGACTACCCGTCGTACCTTCTATCTTCCTACAGGACCGAACAAACTCGAGGGCCTCGAGAGGCGGTCTAGGCAGAGCCGAAAGAGAAGGAACCATTCTATGGCAGACGACCCGAACAACCCAGGCGGAAAACAAGAACCCGCCGCTATTACCGCTGACGCTCCCGAAGTGAAAGCACTCATCGAAGCAGCCGTGAAGGAAGCGACTTCTGGACTGGCATCCAATCGCGACGAGATCCTGACAGAAAAGAAAACGCTTCAGGAGCAACTCGCAGCAGCAAACAAAACTTGGGAAGGACTTGATCCCGAGGCTGTCCGGAACATCATGGGCCGGTTGGAAAATGACGAGGAAGCAAAACTCCTCGCTGAAGGCAAGACGGACGAGGTCATTGCGCGACGCACGGAACGGCTCCAAGCCGACCATGTGAAGCAAATGCAAAACCTCGAAGCCAAGTTGGCCGAAGCCGTTGCATTTGGGGAAACCCAGGGCGGCACAGTCAAACAGCTCAAGGTCGAAGGCGGACTCCGCCAAGCGGCTGTCGAGCAAGGTCTGGTCCCGTCAGCCATCGAAGACGCCCTCGGGCGAGCGATGAATGTCTTCAAAGTCGGTGACGACGGCGCTTTGATCGCCGAAGAAAATGGGTCGACTGCTTACGGCAAGGATGGCAAGACACCGTTGACGCCAGCCGAGTGGCTTGAGTCGATGAAGGAAAAGGCGCCGCACTGGTTCCCAGCTCCTTCAGGTTCAGGCGCAGGAGGCGGTAACGGCAAAGGGAGTGGATCAGTCCACCTCATCACTCGCAGTGACGCACGAAGCGTTCCGAAGTATCAGGCAGCCAAAGCGGCCGCTGAAGCAGCTGGAACAACCTTGCAGATCGTCGAGGGGTAAACGACCAGAAACCGCCGCGCGTCGATGCGCGGTATCTTAAACCGCGCAACGATGCGCATCACGCCTTGAAAGGAATAAATCATGGCAAACGTCCTCGGTAACTACAATCCCGAGTTCTACGCTCAAGAGGCCCTCATCCAGCTGTATAAAGCACTGGGCATGGCCGGCCGCGTTCACCGCGGTGCAGAGCAAGAACGCAATGGGTCTGGTAACGCAAAAGGCGATACCATCAACCTGAAACGTCCAACCAAGTTCACCGCGCAGACTCACGTCGCCGGCACAGGTTCGACAACTCAAGACGTCGTTGGTGAGAACATCGCCATCGAGCTGAACAACCACCAGGAAGTCAAGTACGCGTTGACCGACCGGGAGCTGGCCTACTCTTCGGAGCAGATCATCACCGATCACATCACGCCTGCTGCTTACGCGCTGGCCGACAAGATCGACCAGGACTTGCACCTGTTGGGCGCCAAAGTCGGTCCCAAGGCATTCGTGTCGGGCACGGCAAGCTCCTCGTTCATCACTGGTCCTCGTAAAGTTCTGCGGAACAACGAAGTCCCAATGGACGCAGGTTCGATCCACTACCTGGTCGATTCCGGTCTCGAAGCCGCGTTCCTCGATCTTGGCATCTTCCACGAAGCACGCATCGCTGGCGAAGGCAACAACCAAGCCGCGTTGATGAATGGTTCGCTGGGACAACGCTTCGGTGTTGAGACGTTCGCGTCGCAAAACGCTGACGTTGACATTGCCGCGAAGACCTCGACTGCTACTGCGTCGGATCTTTCAGGTGACGAAGTTGGTGCCGTCAATGGCGCGCACGCCGTAAACGTCGGCACGATGGCTGTGAACGGGTTCACACTCGTTGAAACTGTCGAGATCGGTGACACGTTCACCATTGCTGGCGACGTTACCGTCTACACCTTGACTGCAAACACCACGTTTGCTGCTGGTGCGGGCAACCTGACGTTCTACCCGGCACTTCGCCGCAACGCAGCAACCGCTGCTGTCGTGACGTTCAACAACCTGGACGCCATCGAAGAAGCTGCGCACGTTCGGAACCTCATGTTCCACAAGAACGCGTTTGCACTGGCCTTCGCTCCTCTGCCTGCTACCGGTGACGGTAAAGGCGCAGAAATGGCGACTGTGACTGACGAAGTCACTGGCCTGTCGGTTCGTGCTCGTATGTGGTACGACGGCGGCACAGCAACGAACTTCGTTGCGCTGGACGCACTGTACGGTACCCAGACTCTTGACCCAATGCTCGGTGTTCAAGTTCTGCGCGCAAGCACAGTCTATCCTTCCTAAGTGAATAAGGCGGGCGCTTCGGCGCCCGTCGCACTTCACGACGAAACCCACCCGACATAGAAAGGACCATCCCGATGGCCAAAGACCTCACGCTCTATCCCGTTTCAAAAGGGGACAGCAACAAATACTTCGGTGACGCTGACGCAGGTCAGATCGCCGCGTCGAAAGGCAAGCTGAAACTGTTCGATCCTGAGAAGGCAAAAGCAGTCAAGCAGACCGCCGCGATCAAAGCGGAAGAAAAAGACATCGAACAGAAGACCGCCAAGGTCGAAGCGATCAAAGCAAGCGGTGGCTCGGACGCCGGCGCGGTTCGCAAAGGACCTGCTTCGAAGTAAGCGCCCAATGCGTTTAAACGCACAAGGGCGCGCTCAATCGGGCGCGCCTTTTTCATAACCCAAATCGCTGGAGGCGAGCAATGAACGATCAAGACCCAATTCAGCTCACTCGTAGCGAGCTCAAAGCCCTCCTTCAGGAGGCTGTCACCGACGCATTGGTAAAGCTCGGAATGGACATCGAAGACCCCATTGAAATGCAGCGAGACTTCCAGCACCTTCGCGATTGGCGAGTGGCTGTTGGGCAGGCGCGTTCGAAAGGATTCTTGACCATTGTAGGACTGCTGACCGCTGGCGTATTTGCCGGGTTGTGGGTCGCCTTCAAGGCCGCGGTTCAAGCGCCTTAAATACTGCTTGGGTGTTCAACGGAAATCGTTTTTGTTGAACAGGATTGCTTTTGGAAGGAATATCATGGCTAGCATAAATGTCACGCCGCAGGAAACCTACGACGCAATGGTCAGTAACCGCGGCTCGATGCGCGCGGTGTCTCGCCAGTTAGGAATCTCACGCGGAGCTGTAAAGTATCGACTCGACAAGGCCGCTGAGATGGGACTGGTATACGACAAGCCAGTGTCAGGCGGCAAACTCAAAGCAGACAAAGCGAAGCCAATGGGATTGCCCAAGAAGGGCGAACTCAAGCGGTACATCATCACGTCCGCACAGAACAACACCGACGTCTTCACAGCGTTCTTCGAGAACCTCGTGACGTATGCCGAGCACGTCGATGCGACGTTG